GGTACAGAAAGACGGACGGCGAGTGGAGTTTACGGCCACTTCCGTGTCTGACCTGAAAAAATACATTGCGGAGCTGGAGGTGCAGACCGGCATGACACAGCGACGCAGGGGACCTGCAGGATTTTATGTATGAAAACGCCCACCATTCCCACCCTTCTGGGGCCGGACGGCATGACATCGCTGCGCGAATATGCCGGTTATCACGGCGGTGGCAGCGGATTTGGTGGGCAGTTGCGGGCGTGGAACCCACCGGGTGAAAGTGTGGATGCAGCCCTGCTGCCCAACTTTACCCGTGGCAATGCCCGCGCGGACGATCTGGTACGCAATAACGGCTATGCTGCCAACGCCATCCAGCTGCATCAGGATCATATCGTCGGGTCTTTTTTCCGGCTCAGTCATCGCCCAAGCTGGCGCTATCTGGGCATCGGGGAGGAAGACGCCCGTGCCTTTTCCCGCGAGGTTGAAGCGGCATGGAAAGAGTTTGCCGAGGATGACTGCTGCTGCATTGACGTTGAGCGAAAACGCACGTTTACCATGATGATTCGGGAAGGTGTGGCCATGCACGCCTTTAACGGTGAACTGTTCGTTCAGGCCACCTGGGATACCAGTTCGTCGCGGCTTTTCCGGACACAGTTCCGGATGGTCAGCCCGAAGCGCATCAGCAACCCGAACAATACCGGCGACAGCCGGAACTGCCGTGCCGGTGTGCAGATTAATGACAGCGGTGCGGCGCTGGGATATTACGTCAGCGAGGACGGGTATCCTGGCTGGATGCCGCAGAAATGGACATGGATACCCCGTGAGTTACCCGGCGGGCGCGCCTCGTTCATTCACGTTTTTGAACCCGTGGAGGACGGACAGACCCGCGGTGCAAATGTGTTTTACAGCGTGATGGAGCAGATGAAGATGCTCGACACGCTGCAGAACACGCAGCTGCAGAGCGCCATTGTGAAGGCGATTTATGTCTATCATCTCACCGTAGTTGCCCGCATCGTTCGCCAACTCCACTGAAACCCTTGCTGCGTCTGGAATGTCGTTTTCCATGCTTTTGATGACCGTTCATCACCCTTCCAGTTTTTCGCGGTTTTGTGTATTGCAATGTGTATTGCAAATTGGCGATCGGGATGGGTGTGTATTGCAAATCTCTTGAGGGCTTTTAATGGCTATTGAAAACAAACTCAGTGACAAACTGTTAAAGAGTCTTGTCGGAAAACGGCAGGACAAACAAAAAACAATAGCGGATGGGCGCGGGTTGTCTGTGCGTGTAAGCATGGTTGGGGGGATCAGCTTTGTTTTTTACTATCGTCTTGGTGGCAGGGAATCCCCTCCGGTATGGCTTACACTTGGTCGCTATCCTGACATGTCTCTTGCAACGGCCAGGCGCATGCGTGATCAGTGCCGTGAATGGCTGGCTGAAAATCTGGACCCCCGCAGGCAAATAAAACTTGCTGCCGAAAAAACTATGCAACCAGTGACCGTAAGGGATGCGCTGTTTTACTGGTACGACAATCACGCCACAACAGCCAGAAAAGAGCATGAATATTTAATAAAACGATTTGAAAAGCATATCTTCCCCTATATCGGTGATATGGCTATAGAACAGTGCAAATTACACACATGGCTTACCGTCTTTGACAGGATCAAAAAAAATGCGCCTGTTATGTCTGGTGCAATTTTTCTTGATATCAAACAGGCGTTGCGTTTTTGTCGCGTCAGGCAATACATCGCGTGCGATCCCTTTGGAGATATTAACGTAAGTTATGTCGGGCGCTCATCCGGTATAAGGGATCGCGTTCTTAATATCAATGAAACCGCTGATGTATGGTCTTATGCTTACGGTAATAATTTGCTAACTCTGTCATCAATATATAACCGAAGAATAATGGTTATCTGCCTGGTGTTTGGTTGCCGACAGCAGGAGGCGAGGCTATCCACCTGGGACGAATGGGATTTAAAAAACTGGGTATGGACAGTCCCAAAAGAGCACAGCAAAAACAAGGAGGCTATAGTAAGGCCTGTTCCTGACGGAATAAAACAATGGATCGTTAATCTTTACGCAGAAACAAAAAATCGCGGTTATGTTGTCGGTTGTGCTTTGCAAAGGGCGACAATAACAGGGGCTGCAAACAGAATATGCAGGCGTCTTGGTCATGATACTAATGGCTTGTGGTGCATACATGATTTCAGGCGCACATTTTCCACTACGCTTAATGATATGGGGGCGGATCCTTATATTGTCGAACTTCTTTTAGGTCATAAAGTGAAAGGGGTTGCTGGTGTTTACAATAAAAGCAGGCATATAAAGAAAAAACTTGAGGTGCTTAATATGTGGGTTAATTACCTTAATACGATAGCAGGATTTAACAACAACGTTATCGAGCTTAATAAAGAGGTGGTGTGATATGGCAATTTATTCTCTTGTTGATGAAAACGATTTGCGCACAATGAAGGACATTGATCGGTTCATTCGTGAAAAAGAGTGCATAGCACTTACCACGCTGGCAAACTCAACACGCTGGAAAATGGAGCAGGCAGGTAAATTCCCGCGACGTATCAAGATCGGTGAACGTGCTGCAGGGTATCGACTTTCAGAGGTTCAGGCATGGATCCGTGGTGAGTGGCATCCTGGATGGAAACCTGGAAAAACAAAACAGCAATAACCAGTAAATAATGCCCCTCATCACGAGGGGTTTTTTGTCTATAAGGTAAAAACGCGATGAATAAAAATATTGCCGTGACGGGCAAGGGGTACGCTCGTCCAGTGAAAAAATTCTGCGATATTCGTGATCTCGTCGTTCTGCGCTTTGATAGTGTGAACGTTCGTGTGGTGTATCTGAACGGCGATCCGTGGTTTGTTGCAAAAGATGTTTGTGCTGCGCTGGAACTAACCAATTCGCGTACGGCGTTGCAGATGCTTGATGATGATGAAAAGGGAGTAAATTTAACTTACACCCCAGGAGGAAATCAGAATATGAGAATTATCTCTGAGTCAGGTTTCTACAAACTAATAGCCCGCAGCCGCAAAGCAACGACGCCTGGCACATTTGCTCATCGTTTCAGTAACTGGGTATTCAGAAATGTGATACCAGGTATCAGAAAAACGGGGACTTATGGTATCCCGTGGGGTGCATTACAGGATTTTTCCCGCCGTAAAGAGCAATATCAAATAAGTGCCAGCGAGAAGGGGAGGGAGCTACAGGCATGTAAGCGCAAAAAGCGTGAGCTGGAGGAAGAAGAAAAAACGCTGATACGTGAATATCAGCCTGAGTTTTACTTTGGTAACCGCATTCAGTGACAAAACAAAGGCGACCGCAAAAGGGTCGCCAGTGGGAACAAGGGAAAACAAAAGCATCACCAACAATGCCACATTTGCGGCTGGTGGGCAATGTGATCAGTCAGATTTGGTTCGTTCCAAGGTTTGCAACGAGAGCTTTTTCCTGTGCTCTTTAAGGAATTTCTCAAGAGCAAACGAACAAGGTGCGAATCTTTCTGATTCATGTTCATGCGCTATATTTTTGCGTCGTCTCTTACGAGTTGGTGATGGTGTTTTGGTTGATTCTGTGTCGCTCATGGTGCTGTCCTGTAAAGCAATGCGCCTGCGTTCCTCAAACTATGGCGCTGATATTGGCTATTCATGCTCTTTGACCTTGCGTCGCTGGAGTTCTTCACGCGCGACGGTGACGAGTTGCCCGATCTCCTCGGCTGCTTTGATGCCGATTTGTTCGACCTTAGCCAGGGCATCCAGTGACGACACAAGGGGATTTTCTCCGCTGCCTTCTGCTTGGCGGCGGGCTATTTCTCCGCGCATGGCGGTTACGATAAATCCGGCATTGCTTTCACCGTCCAGCTTAACGGATTCCATCCCTTGCATAACATCTAGTGGGACTCTGACAGTTGTCAGTTGTGATTTTGCGTTTTTGTTAGCCGTTGCCATTTCTGAAACTCCTAATCATCGGTGTGTTTCAGTATACACAAAAAAAGAAATACAAAAAGCCTTGACGTGTGTTTCATGCGCTCATAACATGAAACACACCGAAAGGATTGTTGAAATACAAAGAGCAACGCCCCGCAGTGCTGGGAACACATACGGGGCGTCTAACCAACAACGTAAACTAGGAGCCGTTATGGTTGCTGTAAATCATATACCACACCTTGTACACACACAAACGGCCTTTGTGTGGCGTTTTCTGGCACTGAGTGCCGGAGAATCTCAAATCATCCACGTAACCGCCTGGACGGAACGCGAAGCGCGTAGCCGTTGCCCGTCCGGTTGTGTTGCTGTATTCGCTGCAAAAATCCGCCAGGGAGTGAGTCATGCTTAAAACCTTCCGTGTATTTGCCCGAGCTGTTAACCCAATAGGCCACACAATTGGTATCGCTCAGAATGTGAAGGCTGTTAATGTTCAGACGGCTATTGCTGCGGTGAGAAGCGAATCATCAGAATATGGCTTATCACAAGTCATTATTTCAGCAGTGTATGAATTAAAAGAGGTGCATTAATGCAGGAAATTACATTACACGAAGCCGCTGAACGTGCGCACCAGACAGAAATTATTTGCCGCCTTCTTGAGGTATACCCGAACAAAATTACAGATGCTGATATATCCGCACTGGCGAGCCTACTGGCGCGTCTTTCGGGAAGTGTCGCTAGTTTTTTGATTGAGGAAGAAAGTAAGCTGGTGGGGGATTAAATGAATACAGAACGGGAAGTCTTTTTTAAATTGTTAGCATGTGCAGAAAGTTCATTAACTTTAAATAATTCAGCAAAAGCAATATTAAATATGTGGCTTGATTGCATAAATGACAATGAAGATGCAAATATTGCTTATGGCCTGTTGTCACTTATTGATGAATCAGCAGAAAAACTCAATGACGCAATAAATAGTGCCCTGCTATCAAATAAGTCGAGTTAAGTCGAGGAATAAATAATATGGAAATGAAAAATTCTGGCTTTATTGCCAGCGGCCCCGCTCGACCTGAATTTATGAACGGCGATATTTACCGCGATAAATACGGCGGCACGGTAACGATTAAAGGCGTGGCAGAACGGCGCATCACTTACCGCCGTGAGGGGTATAGCTATGACTGCGTGATGCCTGTTTATCAGTTCCGGCGTGATTTTCCCCTGGTATATGCCGCACCCCGCAGTAAGCCCATCAGCAGGGAAAAAGCGTGGGGAAATATCCAGAAAATGAAAACCATGATTAACGGATTCAGAGGTAAAAAATGAAACTGGCACCGAACGTAAAACAGCAGTCACGCGGCATAAAACACAAAGGAACAGAAGTCATTATTTTTGCGGGTAGTGATGCCTGGGCACACGCGAAACAATGGCAGGAACATGATGCGCGTATGGCCGGAGATAATGAGCCTCCTGTGTGGCTTGGGGAGCAGCAGCTATCCGAACTGGATAATCTGCAAATTGTGCCGGAAGGCCGAAAATCAGCACGCATATACAGGGCCGGATATCTTGCGCCTGTAATGATAAAGGCGATTGGTCAGAAGCTGGCGGCAGCAGGCGTACAGGATGCAAATTTTTATCCTGAGGGTATGCACGGCCAGGAGGTGCAGAACTGGCGCGAATATCTGGCCCGTGAACGCCAGAATCTTTCTGATGGTCTGGTCATTGAGCTTCCGGTAAAGCAAAAGGCGCAACTTTCGCAGATGGCGGACAGTGAGCGCGCGCAGTTGCTTGCCGATCGCTTTGATGGCGTTTGCGTACATCCTGAAAGTGAAATCGTTCACGTATGGCGCGGCGGGGTATGGTGTCCGGTCAGCACAATGGAACTTAGCCGCGAAATGGTGGCGATCTATTCAGAGCACAGGGCCACTTTCAGCAAGCGCGTAATCAATAACGCCGTGGAAGCGTTAAAAGTTATTGCCGAACCAATGGGCGAGCCGTCTGGCGATTTGCTGCCGTTCGCCAATGGTGCGCTTGACCTGAAAACGGGGGAATTTTCCCCGCACACGCCGGAGAACTGGATCACCACGCACAACGGCATTGAGTACACGCCACCAGCACCAGGGGAGAACATCCGCGATAACGCGCCAAACTTTCATAAATGGCTTGAGCACGCAGCCGGAAAAGACCCGCGCAAGATGATGCGTATATGTGCCGCGCTGTACATGATTATGGCGAACCGGTACGACTGGCAGATGTTTATTGAGGCCACCGGAGACGGCGGGAGCGGTAAAAGTACATTCACACACATAGCCAGCCTTCTGGCAGGGAAACAGAACACGGTAAGCGCTGAAATGACATCGCTTGATGATGCTGGTGGACGTGCGCAGGTTGTCGGGAGTCGTCTTATCGTCCTGGCTGACCAGCCGAAATATACAGGCGAAGGAACGGGCATCAAGAAAATCACAGGCGGCGACCCCGTGGAAATTAACCCGAAATATGAAAAGCGTTTCACGGCGGTAATCAGGGCGGTGGTGCTGGCGACCAACAACAACCCGATGATATTCACCGAACGGGCCGGAGGTGTGGCACGTCGTCGCGTGATTTTCCGTTTCGACAATATCGTCAGTGAGGCCGAAAAAGACAGGGAGCTACCGGAAAAGATTGCGGCTGAAATCCCCGTTATTATCCGCCGATTGCTGGCGAACTTTACCGACCCTGAGAAGGCACGGGCTTTACTACTGGAACAGCGTGACGGTGATGAAGCACTGGCAATAAAGCAACAGACGGATCCGGTTATTGAGTTTTGCCAGTTCCTGAATTTTCTGGAGGAAGCGCGCGGCCTGATGATGGGTGGCGGTGGTGATTCAGTGAAGTACACGACCAGGAACAGCCTTTACCGCGTCTATCTGGCGTTTATGGCATACGCGGGCAGGAGCAAACCGCTAAACGTGGCTGAGTTCAGCAAGGCCATGAAGCCAGCGGCGAAAGTTTACGGGCATGAATATATTACGCGAAAAGTTAAGGGAGTAACGCAGACCAACGCAATTACAACAGACGATTGCGACGCGTTTTTATAATTTTTTGTAAAAGCCATCTACCCCATCTACCTGAACAAAATAAACGCATATTATTCAACATGATAAGTGGGTATAGGGCTAGGTAGAAGGCTAATAAAAGCTCTCTACCTCTTCTACCTGATTTTATCAGTTTCAGGTAGCAGGGTAGACGGCAGGTAGAGGAGTCAAAAAGCTATCTACCCGCTGAAAGCCGCGCCATTACTGACATGATGAGCATTCGGGTAGATGGGTAGAGGGGGGGAGGCACAACTAAAAACTTTTTAAACGAGGGGGGGGTGAAAATAAATGCGCATACATAAAAATCACTTAATAAACATGCCAGCCGAAAACATGAATCAGGGGCGACAAATGACCAAAATTCGCAGAGACAGAACACAGGCAAAATATAAAGCGTTAGACATGACAGAGCTTTCCTTAAAGGTGGCAATCAAAGCGATAGACCACCACACACGGGCAGGATACGCGAAGGAACATCCCGACCTGATAAGCGCATTCATGACCACAGCAGCGGCAAACTTTGCCACGCTGACAGAACGGGAGATTGCCGAAGCGGAACAGGTGACAACCATCAATGTTAAAACCGGAGAGCAGACAGCATGACAGCACAGATAGCGGCTTACGGGCGGCTGGTGGCTGACCCGCAGTTAAAGACCACCAGCAAAGGGACACAAATGGCGATGGCGAGTATGGCGGTTCCCCTGCCGTGCAGCCAGGCAGATGACGGAACGGCGACGATGTGGTTATCCGTCCTGGCGTTTGGCAGACAGGCCGACGCACTGGCAAAACACCACAAAGGCGAACTGGTGAGCGTGGCGGGTAACATGCAGGTAAGCCAGTGGACAGGCCAGAACGGCGAAACGCGGCGGGGCTGGCAGGTTATCGCAGACAGCGTAATCAGTGCGCGAACGGCGCGACCGGGCGGCAAAAAAGGCCAACAGGGGCAGGCTACTGACGAACTGAACAGAGCAAAACAACAGGCAGATCAGCAAGGAAGCCAGCCACCAGTGGGAGATAATGAGCAATGGGGAGATGATATCCCGTTTTAAATATTGCCAATAAAAAAGGCCGGAAAAAATAAATTTTCCGGCATGCTACATAAATCCCGACCAAAGGGAGTGAAGATATTAACACTAATTGTCCGCACTGAAGTTGTCACCCCAAAACTTTATACAACATTGCACTCGGTTGCATGTGTTCGCATGACAAATATCGGTGGTAGCATATATCCACAATTATTTTTAATGAATGCAAAGAGGATGCGTATGGTTGATTTATATTCGCCTACTCAGCTTGTACAGGTGGTTAATGCTGTAGATGTACAAAAACAACTAAATGCGTTGTTTACCAGTTTGTTTTTTACTCGCTCGGTAATGTTTGAATCGCGCGATATTATTCTTGATACAATCGACGATCCAAATATCCCAATTGCAGCGTTTTGTTCTCCTATGGTGGGTAGTAAAGTTTCACGTGACGAAGGGTACGAATCAAAAACAATTCGTCCAGGCTATATGAAGCCGAAAAGCAGCATTGATCCAAATAAGTTAGCTGTGCGCCCTGCTGGTGTATCACCTGAGCAATACAATGCTTTTGGGGCACGTAATATTAAAGTTAAACAGGCGATTGTAAATCAGGCTAAAGCTATTCGTGCACGTATTGAATGGCTTGCTGTTCAGGCAATCACAACGGGGAAAAATATCATTGAGGGCGATGGTATTGAACGTTATGAGCTGGACTGGAATATAAAACCACAAAATATCATCACTCAGTCTGGCGGTACTGAGTGGTCAGGTAAGGATAAAGAAACTTTTGATCCAAATGATGATATTGAGAGCTACGCAGAATTTAGTGAGGGCGTCACTAATATCATCATTATGGGTGGTAATGTATGGAAGAAATACCGTTCATTCAGAGCGATAAAAGAGGCTTTGGATACCCGTCGTGGTTCTAATTCCGAACTGGAAACGGCCCTTAAAGACCTTGGTGATTCGGTGAGTTTTAAAGGGTATATGGGCGATGTTGCGATTGTTGTTTACAGCGGGCGTTATACCGACGAGGACGGAACAGAAAAACATTTCCTTGATCCTGATTTGATGGTGCTTGGCAATACGGCTCTTCAGGGGATTGTCGCCTATGGCGGTATTCAGGATCCGGAGCTAATCCGAATGGGGCTGACTAAAGCCGAACTTGCACCGAAAAACTATATTGTGCCTGGTGATCCGGCTATTGAATATGTGCAGACACATTCAGCACCACAGCCAATACCGGCCCGCATCAATCGTTTTGTTACCGTTCGCATTGGCTAAGGGGGAGCAATGGCTACTCATTACACTGAACTCATGGCTGGCACTGAAGCACTGGTGACTACGCTGGGGATATTTTCAGCTAATAAAGGGGTAATTCCTGCATTTACGCCACTGATGCAGGAAGATGCAACAGGTGCACTGGTGGTATGGGATGGTTCGAGCGTAGGTAAAGCGGTTTATGTTTCCGCTGTACAAATCGACACAGCGAAAAAAACACAGGCACAGGTTTATAAGACAGGTGTTTTAAATGTTGATGCTCTGAACTGGCCTGAGTCTGTAAAAGAACTGTCGGCAAAGGTTGCCGCGTTTGTTGGCTCAGGTATTTCTGTTCAGCCGCTGGCTCGTGTGTAAAGGGGGATACAATGCAGAATCATTACAATGACCTTAAGCCAATTGCCGAAATGATGTATCCGGATCCAGCAGTAGAGGAATTAAAGGCTATTGCTGACAAAATGCGTTTAAGTGAACGCCTTGTTGATATGAATCAGGTGATGGAACTTACTACCCTTAGCCGTCGCACATTGCTAAACCTTGAGGCTAGTGGAGAGTTCCCGGAGCGTGTGCAGGTTACGGAAGGGCGTAAGGCCTGGTATTTAAGTGAAGTGATCGACTGGATAAACAATATTCCTCGATCTTCTGAATATTGCCGCGTACCTGTCCCAAAAAAGCCAGATGCGGCGCTATGCCTCAAGATTGAGCGTGTACGTCGCAATGCACGGGATGGTCGCTATAAGTTGATTGGTTGATGAAATTAGGGCCCGTTCTGGCTGGCGGGTCCTTTCCGGCGATCCGGTAGGCTACGGGGCGGCGACCTCGCGGGTTTTCGCTATTTATGAGCCTTTTTCGGGTGCTGGTGGTGGTTTTGTTGTTCGCTCTATCTCTATGAATAAAAAGGAAAAGATAAAGCCAATACACCAACCTGAAACATTACTTAAGTGGGGATATTGATGAAATCGCACCTGATGAACAAAAAAAACATGGCGCAAAGCTGCCGTGTAAGTGCGACAGCGTTCGACAAGTGGGGAGTGACTCCCGTTGAACGTAAAGGCCGCGAGGCGTTTTATGATGTTGCCAGCGTAATAGACAATCGGGTTAGCAATGCAATTAACCAGATTACAGACGACAAAGGCGAGATTGATGATGATGAACTCCTACGAGTCAGGATCAGATTGCTGACAGCACAGGCAGAGGCGCAGGAGCTTAAAAACGAGCGCGAACGCGGCGACGTTATTGATACAGCGTTTTGTATATACGTGCTTTCAAAATTGGCGAGTCAGATTTCTTCAATCATGGACAGCCTGCCGCTTGCCATGACAAGGAAGTTTCCCGACATGAAGCCGTCTATGCTGGATGGACTGAAAAAGAAGTTATCAGAGCCTGTAACGCATGCGCAAAACTTGACGAAAACATACCGCTGATGCTGTCCGATTATCTGATGGAAACTGCCGGAAACGTACCGGATAAGTTGCAGCCGAATAAAGATAAGTAACGTAGTACGCTATGACTGAATCCGAAATACTGCGATTAATCCGCCGTGCTTGTGGAATCAGCAAGCAGCATGACGAACAGGCCACGCAGCCGGACAGCGTGACCGCAGATAATTATGTGCGTGTAGTGGCTGAGGTGATGCGCCGTGACGGTATTGAGCTTAACGGCGTGGATATGCGCAACATACGAACAAGAGTCCTTGAGTTGCTGGCATATCGTCGCCGTTCTCAACAACGGAGGGAGAGCGCGAAAAATACTTACCAGTGGAAGAAGCCGGAACGATTGCGGCGGTAACTTGCTGATATTCCCGATAACGCAAAATTGCGCTGGCTGACTTGTTGCATTGCAAAAAGTTAAGCAGGAAGGCACGGCCTGTAAGATGGGATGCAGTAAGTAGTTCAAGGCTACCTTGTGCTGGCACGCACAGTTAAGCCGTCGGTGCTGGATATCCCCCACTGGGGGAAAAGCTGGCTACATCCCTCACATCTGAGGACTGATAACGCGACATTGCGCTGGCTGGCAAAGTGCAAAATTGCACGATGGCCTAACCCATTGATTATTTCGAAAACCTGCAATGCAGGAAATCGGGGAAGTAAGCCTAAGCTATTGATTGTTTCGAAAACCCCCATTGGGGGATGTCGGGAAAGTAAGACTAACCCATTGATTCTTCCACAATCCTCAATTTGAGGAGGCCGGAACGTCTACATAGCTGCATCGCCGTAATGATGATTCAGCCCACCAGCCAAATCAGCACAGCAACGACAGAATAGCCCGACACAGAAAAACCACGAATATGGGGTTTTTGTTATGACATGGTCATGATGACCACTCATACAAAACAGGTAAAGCCCACCAGCCTGATTAAAGGTTAACCGGAAAAAAGCCAGGTATCCAATCTCGATATGGGGATCCCTATATCGACATTAACGCCCACTAAAACTGTGCATATATGCATAGAAAAAGCATCCACCAGCTTTATGACGGATGCCGCTCATCTTATAAATAATCGTGTATTGCAGTGTGTATTGCGACTCCTTTAAACGATAGGTCTGAGCATTCGTAATGTACTGTTTTTAAATTTTATTTTTTCCTGTCTTTTCATAAAGGCGATGTATGCCGCCACCATTGAGAGTGAGCTGGATACGCAGTCAGCGATGGATTTTATTCTGGGCGCGAACAGTCAGGAGCAGCGGGAAAGGCTGACCGGCTGGATTGGTGAAATTGCCGCGTATTACGCCGCAGCGCCGGTCCGGCTGGGAGGCGCAAAAGTACCGCACCTGATGCCGGGGGACTCACTGAACCTGCAGACGGCTCAGGACACGGATAACGGCTA